TAATCTTGCCGGATCATCCCCATATTCATTGGCTAACCGCATAAACTCTCTTTGATATTCTGAGTTGTTTTCTATTCTACCCATTGCTTCCCTAGCAGCGGCTGCGTCGGCTTTAAACTGCTCTTTCAACATGTCAGACTGAGCATCAAACACCATTTTTTGTTTATCAAAACCCAACTTAGCCAAAGCCGCATTGTAGTCTTGTTCTACACCATACCGTTCAGCAGCAATCTTAGCAGCTTCGATAGCTTCATCTGAGGCTAGAGTTTGACGGCGTTGATCTTCGGCCATTAAGCCTCGTAGTCCACCACCTAATGCTTCTGCGGTACTTCTTTGTCCAGCACCACCAGCTAGGAAAGCCTGTAAACGACCAATATCTACGTCGTCGAATATGCCTTTCTTTTCGGGTAACTCTCCCTCTTTGAAGGTCGCTATGGGCGAACCTACCATACTACCTAGTTTCTGTTTATCCGTAGGTTCCGCATCTCTTTCAATGCCTTGCATACGAAATTCAGGCTCACCTAATCTATCTACTATACCTCTTACGCCAAAAGGATCAGTTAATTCTGATGTTGTTTCTGGTGTACCTCGTCTTTTCAATGCACGGTCTATTAAACGCTGTCGCCCTTCTTCACGCGTCATAGCGTTAAGTTGCTGGGCAGTGAGACGTTCTTCTTCCGGCACGTTATACCTAGCCTCACGTATTTCTTTTTCACTAGGAAAATTATTCAGTTCTTCACGAGTCATAGCATCAGGGTTTTGGTACAACTCATCTTTCTCCAACCCACCTGTTATACCGCTAAAAAGACGGGAGATTCTGGCGCCTAAACCTAAAGGCTCTCCAGTTTCTGGGTCTAAATATGCTCTACCAACATTACTGCTTACACCACCCCCGTTATCAAAAAATGCTATTTCGGGTGGCAGAGTATTAGCAGGGTCTACCTCATCTATCATGTCTTGAGATCGCGCTAACATCTTTATATAGTTAGCTGCTCTGCGTGCTTCCTCCTCTTTGGCTTCTTGCTGCTTTCTGCCTACCATCTGTAGGTATTGCAGGCCGCCCATAGTGCTACCGTCACCTCTATTAACTGCCTCACGTGCCTTGGGAAACATTTGAGAAAACTTTTCTGCACGAGTAGGAGGACCAGCTTCTGCGGTTCGTTTACGAGGGGGTTCAGGAAGTTCAGGCATAGCCGCCATAAATCCCATATTTCTGTTACCGACAGTGTCTCTAGGTGTTCTGCCTATTCTTCTTAAATTGGGATTTGCATAGCCGGAATCTAATCCGTACTCGCTCATCACTCGTCGAACTTCTTCTGCATCAGGGGCGTCTTCAGGGTTTCTCCTAAAGAAGTTCAGTATCCTGTCAATAATCCCACCATCTTCGTACCCAACAATACCGCCATCAGCCATACGGATATTAGGTGCAGGCTGTGTGGGAACACCCATATTTCGACGTTGCATAGCCTGCGAGTCACGAGCGGCTTTCATCTGTACTCCCGGCATAATGGAGCGCATCATGTCATTCCTAGTAACTTGTTCGTTAGACATGTCCAGTTGGTCTTTTACTGTGCCTGCTGGAGCTTGTGTGGCTGCTTGCATAGCGTTACGTGCAGACGCGTAATCATTGCTCACTTTTTGAGCAACAAGTAAGTCCATAAGACTCTTGCTTTGCGCGTACCTTTGCTGTGCTGCTTGAGGATTGCCACCAGCGGCCATTTCCCTCATTCTTAGTTCTGTATCTATGCCAGCCATTAGTCACCATCCTTCTTATTTCCAAACAGACCCATAGTATCAAGCAGACCCAAAATACCCCCTGCACCGCCCATAAACTGACTTGCAGTGCTGGGTTCTGCGTACTGATACGTCTGCGTAGATATTGGCAGTCCCTGTAGTAATGACTGCATATATTGTGTTTGCTTGTACGGGAAGTCTCGCTCTTGTTCAAACTGACGTATATCCGCGCCAATACCCTGTTGTTCTATGGCACGTTGTGTTGCACCGCCTCTCTGTTGTGCGTCTAAGGCACGTAGGCCGTAGTTTCTATCTTGTCCAAACAAATCAGTGGCTCTGTCAAAAGCCTGTGCGTACCCACGTCCGCGCACATCAGCCATCCTGTCTAGCGCACCTCTGGCTAATTCTGCATCAGCTACAGCTTGGCGTGATCCTCCGAAAGCTCCGGCTCTGGCATACTGACTAGCAAGTCGGTTTTGCGCTATCTGAGCATCTCGTGTAATACCCTCTAACTGAGGCTGTAACGCTGCTTCTAGGTAGGGGTTCATGTACTGTTGGACAGGGCTTTGTGCCTGCATTTGTTGTGCTGCTTGCATAGCTACAGGGTCAGCGTCTGCTCCTAGCCCTCCAGATTCAGCAAACTGCAAAGGGGTCATCCCCATGCCCGGCAATTGTCCTCCAGAATCCACTAACTGTTGCGCTGTGGAGGGTTGAGGAGCTGCGCCTACCAATGATCCCGCTGTGCTAGCAGGGGGCATACCCAATCCGGCCAAACCACTAAATGCCTGTTGCTGTAGTTGCGATTCTCCGGCAGAAAGCGGCCCCATATATGCCTGATAGGGCATAGAAGCGAGAGCTTGCCCCCGTCCCAACATTTCAGTGACATACGGCCCTGCATAGGGGGATAAAGAACTAGATTGACCTAATGCTCCATTACTCATTTATATGCTCCTATGCTGGCATCATCTTGGTAGGGTTTATTTCTGGACCTTGTTTTTTAGTCCCAGTGCGCTCTGTTCGCACCCTATCCATCATTGAATATAATTGATTAGCCCCTGCATCTGAGTTGCCATTACCCAAATGACTTACTACATCAGCAGGTATTACAAATTCTCCGTCACTCAAAGCAGCAGGCTGACTCCCTTCTATGGTAGCTGGAATGCGATCAGCCATACCGTCAGTAGCTCCGGCTAAATAATTAGGCCCACCCATAGCCATACCACCAGCAGCAAAACCTAGTATTTGTCCGAGTATATCCTCTGTGGTGCCGAAAGCCCCCGCCAGTTCAGGTAATGTAAATCCTTGGTCTAACACACTCTGTATATCGTCTTTACTAACTTGTCTCTGTTCTGTGCCATACCCGAGCGACACCAAATAATCGTTCAGAGGATTAGATACAGGAACTTGTGCAGTAAGAGTAGAACTAGTGCCGGGCGTAAAAGAACTAGCAGCGGGGTTAGTTGTAGTGCTTGTAGTACTAGTGCCGGGAGTGACAGAAGAAATGCCTGTACCGCTACCTGCACTTCCGGCAGTGGCCTGATCTCGTTGTAAAGCGGCAAGACCTAATAGTTCTCTTCCTGCATCTTCATATTCTTGTTGTTGTGCCAATGCTTCCGCGTTCATAGCCGCTAGTTCAGCACCGCCCAATACGGCGTTGTCCGGCCCTCGTGTAAAATCTACGTCAGTAAAATACCGCCTACCTGCCTGACCGGGGCGTCTGTCAGTAGAATCAAACGCGTTCGGTAAAAGCTCACGAGTGGCCGTGTAATCAGGAATACCGCCCGTATAGCCCTGTGTGCCGCTAGTTTGCCCTTTTCCACTTGTTGCCCCCAGTATGCCGCCGAGTCCGGCACCTATAAGACCAAGAGTTTTAGGGCTTAAATCACTGAATATGGACATATTATCTGCCTCGTATCAGACGAAGTATATCCTCTTCGTCTTCTTGTGTAACTTGAAAAGGTTGACTCAAACTGCCAGCAAAATCATACAGATAGTCAATATCAACGAGGGGGCCGGGGCCACCTGATACTGTACGAATACCGCCTGAAGGGGCCGCACCACCGCCTCCACCGCCTCCACCGCCTCCACCACCAGCAGCAGCGAGAGCAGCAGTTAAAGCAGGACTAGTTTTTACTGTCTCTGATTGTTCACTGGCTAGTATTGCTGCCAGTTCAGCAGGAGTTACTTTAGTTTCAGTAGTCTCTTGAAAAGCAGGAGTGCCATCTAGTGTGGCAAAAAGTGTTGGGGTGTCCCCACCACCGGAAGGAGTACCACCGGGAGGGACAAATATAAGCGGGGGGCCAACTTTTGTAGTGATCTCTCCTGCACCGGTGAATTTATCGCTTTTAGTTGTATCAACGTCTGTAGTTTTAGTTGTATCAACATCAGCACCAGCATTTGGATCAACATTAACTGTGTTATCCCCAGTTACAACATTTGGATCAACATTAACTGTGTTATCCCCAGTTACAACATTTGGATCAACGCCAGCATTTGGATCAATAGCATCAACAGTAGCGCCGCCAGCTACAGTATTATCCCCAGCTATAGTTTCTACAGCATCTTTATCTTTATCGATATCCAATATAGAAGGATTGTAGCCTGCCTTCACTAATGTTTCTTTGTCGTTATCGTTAAAAGCATAGCCTGCGGCGGCAGCAGCAGAAATTACTGTAGGGAGGTTGTCAATTAAAATACTAGGGAATTGTGTTATTACCTGACCTAAGCCACCACCTTGTCTAAATATGTCAAAAATCCTACCTATAATTGGAGGTGCTCCTACTCTAGTACCTCTGCCTAGACCCGTTTTCCCGGTTCCCATTACAGTAGTTGGAGTCTGACCTCCCCCAAGCACTAAAGTGCCGCCAATACCCCCTGCAAGAATGTCTCTTATGTTAGGAACTACTGCCTCTAACTGTGGGCCTTTTCCTAATGTAACACCCTGAAGGACTAAATTGCCTAAATCAGCAATACCTTCTATACCTGCTTCATAAAGAGGACTTTGAGTCACCTCGTTTAATATCTTATCAATCAAAGGCTGTTCTTGCTGTGTCGATTGCGTTGTAGAGGTGCTGGTAGGCTGCACAGGACCAGTTTGTAACTGCTGTAGCACAGAGCCTAAGTCAGCTTCAGCAGCTTGTTCAAACGCAGCTTGCGAGGTATCGCCCATAGCCAAAGCATTTATCAGATCATTGTAAAAATCTTGATCTAGTGAAGGCGCTCCAGAGTCCGGTGAAGATGCTCCAGCGGAGTAAGATGAAGCCATTGGCCCTAACGAAGTAAAGTTAAAGTTACCGTCTTTCCCCCTAAAAATTCCCATATCCCACCTACGGTGTCGGCAGCGTTTCAGGTAACGCAGAAATAAGGTTTACAGTTACTAGCGTAGACGGTACAACAGGAGCAGGGCTGGCTGCTGCCTGATGATCTAGCGTTATATTTGTATCGTCTGAAGCCCACATAAGTTCTATGTACTGCCCTGCCTGTACGTCAATCGAAAAGGTATAACTGAACACGTTTATACTACCAGAACCAGCGATTACATGCTCTCTACCTGTATTGGCTATGTCCACGCCACTTCTACGCACCCAGAAGTTTACTGTCTTAGTGCTGGCACTCGTGCTGTTTAGTTCCACCGAAAGGGCAAAATTGTAAACTCCTGAATGTGTTGGAGTTATCTGTGTTTTCGGTGACCCTGCTATGCTTATTGCTTCTTCTAAGTAAGTATTCTCAAACTGCAACGCATACGCTGTATTTATTACAGAAGCGTTCTGATCCACAGTAGAAAAGAACTTGGCATTGGGAGTGCTTATAAAGCGACCCCCGTAGTCTCCTGTTAACAAGTTTACCGTGTTAGATAAACCATTGAAAAACAAACGTAATATGTTGTTTAGATCATCTAAATACCCGCTTAACTGCGTGCCTCTGGGAGTAACAGGTAACGCAGGAGTAGTAACCTTGCTTATAAGGCTACTAGGCATTACCCTCTCCTACCATCAGGCCGCATATCTACACGGGTAGCACCCAACTTCCACGTAACCCCAGCGGCTGTAGACTCTACCTTGAATGACATCTGCCTACCTCGTAGACGGGTAAATACCTGTCCAGTGAACTCTTCTATAGGAGATGTGGCTGTTCTAGTAACTGTAGCGTTGCTGTTACCTCCTACTGAGGCGGGATCATACCGGCCTGAACCAGAGTCTTTTAGAGGGTTTAGCGTTAACACAGCAGCGGGTGACTCTGCTGTAGACCCCTCGAATGTCATATCAGGCAGCATTTTGTTGACCAGCATAAAACGGTCACCATCATCTAGATCGAACTGAGTAGAGGTTATACTGGCAGTAAAAGCTGTAGCTGTGCCTGTTTCCTTATCGTCCACACCTGTCTCATGGTTTACGAGTCTGTTGTTAAACGTAGCAGCTATAGGGAAGTCCCTTAAATCAGAGTCAAGCCATGCGGAGCGAGACAGATTGCCGAAATACCACACATTTTCTACGTAGTTGTAGATTACATAGCGGTCATTCTGAGTTACGCCACTGGAGCAATAAAACCACCATATCTCGTCAAACTCTTCGTTAGACCCCGCAACCACTTGGTCATACTGGCTGGTGTTAAAATCATCAAACACGTAACTACGTACATCACAAGGTAGTGTCTTGACCGTACCATCGTAGTAGTAAAACTTGTTCTTACCCATCCAGTAGGCAATGTTGTTTGAGTACACCGCTGCATTGGGGCTAGCTATTGTAATATTGGAGCCTAATAGCTGTGCGCCCCACACCACTGGAGCACCTAAATACTGTAGGCCATATAGCGCGGCATCGGTCCAGATTAGTATCTCTTGTCTGGCTTGTATGGCCTGTATGATTTCTGTGCCTTCAGACAGGCTAAGACTTCCCGCTTGCGTCAGTGACGTAGGGTTCCACTCAGCCACATCCTCTTGATCTGACCAGCGTATTAACATAGGGTCTTGGACTGCACTGCCTATGGGGTTTGCACCCATACAAAAAGCAAAACGAAATATGTCAGAAACAAAGGCTACATTAGCTATAGTGGGGACTTGACTAGCGCCCGCCAGAGAGCTTACTAACACTGCTCTAGTAGTCACACCGTTAGTAGCGTCCCATAAAAAAGGTGCGCTCCCTCTGTGTAGGAAAAACAAGTCCTCACCAAAGTTAGCCTGACTCCAGAGTCGCATACCAGCTAGCGTAGAACCACCTGTACCCCATGTACCAGTGCCCCAACGACCTGCACTCCAACCGGAAAAAGGCACCGCAATCTCGTTGCCTGTATTTATCTGGTACGCACCTACGGTGCTAGAACCGCCATTGCCTGTGTCTGATCCGTTAGCCAGCACAGCATTACCGGAAGTGTCTTTGGCCTCTACCGTATAAGAGTTGTCATTGACTATGGTGGCTATCTGGTATTCCTGATTCAGTACAGCAGCAGTGATGTTGCCTCCTAAAGAAGCAGCACCAGAGAAAGTTACGAAGTCATTTTGAAGTGCGCCATGTGCTGTATCCGCTACAGTCAGTGTGGCATCGCCATTTACAGCGGCGAAAGTTACATCTCCAGCGGCTGTAGTGGCTCTAATAGGTGTAACATCAAAGTAAGCGCCACCACGTTCTATGTAGTATTTTAAGTTTGTACCTACAGAAACTAGGTTCTGTAAGCTAAGTGTGGCCCAGTTAAATAATGAACGTGCTACACCCAGGAAAGTAGCAGCAGATATCTGCTCCCATCCACCAATCTTCTGAGGTAGCCCCCGTCTGAACCGCACTTTGTCGATGTCATACCACTGCCCTTCAGCGGCATATCGGGTGCTTTCTCTGTTTACCCCTGATTTAAACTGTAATTTTCTAACTGCCATCTCGCCCTCACTCTGCGTATTCACCGCTAGAGATCATGTCAGTCAACTCAA